GACTATCTCTAGTGGTGCTATAACTTCAAGTGGAGATATAACAGCATTTTCAGATGAAAGACTAAAAGACAACATACAAACATTAGATGGCAAAAAAGCTCTACAGATGCGAGGTGTAAGTTACATAAGAGATGGCAAAGAAGGAAGTGGTGTCATTGCTCAAGAAATAGAAAAGATCGCACCAGAGCTAGTCTTAACAGCAGACGATGAGCAAGGTACAAAGTCTGTAGCTTATGGCAATCTAGTCGGTTATCTAATAGAAGCTATCAAAGATCAACAAGATCAGATAGAATATATGAAGTCAGAAATTAAAGTTTTAAAGGAGGCTAATAATGGCAATAAGTAATACTAAAACTGTTCAAAGGGTAGAGGTTTATCCTTTAGCAGACAGTTCAGCAGATGCAACAGCAAATGCAAAACACCCTACTGTTATGGTAGTTTATAACAACACCTTAGGTGGAACTGGTGCAGACGCAGCTCTTGATGGATCTGTAAGCACACAGGTTGTACATCTATCTAAGTTTGTAGAAGACGGTGGTGCAGCAACTGATGTTTCAGGTGAAGATGCTTTAGTGCAAACTATTTGCGGTGCTGTCTGGTCATAATAAATGGCAATAGAATCTAGCGGTGCAATATCATTAGGATCAGCCGCTGGAACTAACAGAAGCATAGCAGGAGAGTTTGGCGGTAGCACACCACACTCATTATCAGAATACTACAGAGATGGTAACTACTCTGACGGCATAAGTATTCCGTCAGGCGAAACAGATATACCTGCATCAGGTGCAATATCTTTTTCAGATTTCTATGGCACGGCAGCTGCAACCTTTACCTGGGGGTCAATAATATCAATACCTCAGCAGTGGGGAGATATTACAGGATCTAACACAGGTTTTGGGGGAGCTTTTGCAAGCTGTCAACTGGGCTTTGCTTTCCAACCAAATGATAACAGGATAAGGATAAGACACGCAAACTCAAGCAACTCACAAGGCACATCTTTTAGTTATGTAAACATGACATACTCTGGTGGCTTAACGCCTACCGATGTGCAGGTACAGCTTAACTGGTCTGGTAGTTTTAGCGGATCAAGTGGATCAGGAACTGGCGGAGCAGAGCCCAGTGATGGCACATCTGGAGGAAGTTCTTTTACCTGGACTTCAGGCACTTACCACACGATTGCAGAACAATCTACTTCTAGCGATAGTGGAAGTTTTTCAGATGCAGTTTGGAATGTTTCAGTATCAAACACAAATCAGTCAAGGAGCTATACAGCTGGCGGTTTGAGTGGAACTAGCCTAACAATTCGTTTTAAGGCTATAGGTATAAGTGGCACACCAACAGTAGGTCCTTCTACTGCTAACAGTATAGGTCTAACTGCAAGCAAGACTAGCGGATTTGGTGGCGGTGGCGGCTTTGGTGGGGGTGGACCGTAAGCGAATATGAACGATATAGTAACAATAATTCAACAAGTAGGATTCCCCATTGCAGCAGCTCTTGGATTAGGGTGGTTCATATACAAATTAATAATGCGTATTGTTGATGGCATGGAAACAAAGTTAGATATTGTAGATGATAAGGTTGCTCAACAAATAAGTGCGATAGAAGAAAGGCTTGGTACAAAATTAGACTCACAACATGGTATTTTGGTAGCATTGATAGATAGAATTAGAAGCCTTGATAATGAGATTATTAGACAAGACACATTAATAAAAACTATACTAGGAGTACCACAATTAATTGATAGCAATAAGATTGCTAAGGCGGACAGAGATGACCAAAGAAAAGATTAAATATAAAACTGACTGGTTTAAGTTATCAGCATGGTCTGGGATATTATTATTCTGTCTTTTGTTTTGGGTCTCAATATTTAGCCTGTCTTTAAAAGCTGATGAAATGGTGCACAAGTTTAAGTCTCCATCTTTCAGTGGGATCGGCACCTCAGCACATTATCTAACTATTGAGAACCAGCAATACACTAGAAAAATGACTATCAAGGAAGAGATCAAGGCTCTTCAAGAACAACTTAAAAGAGATAAAGAAAATACAACACTAGCCCGATTTATTAGAAACTTAGAAAGCCGTATATACGCTCAGATATCAAGACAGATTGTTGAGAATATGTTTGGCGAAACACCATCTACAGAAGGTATATTTGAACTAGAAGGTAATACAATTTCTTACACTATTGAAGACGGCATTATAACTTTGACTATAACCCAAGCAGATGGCACAGAAACTATTATTCAACTTCCTTTCGGTGATTTTACTTTCTAGTTGTGCGTTAAGTTTTGACCCAATAGAAAATAATTTACCTCCACTAGAAAGAGTAGAACGAGCAAAAATAGGCACCCTTTTAGTGCCAGCACTAGCTGATGTGAAGCTTTCAAGCAATCAAAAGCCAGTTGTTGCTATCTATACAGGATCCTTTGCAGATCAAACTGGTCAAAGAAGAAGCAACTCATCATATGCAACCTTTAGTTCTGCTGTAACCCAAGCCCCCGATGCATACCTAATAAGAGCACTCAAGCACGCAGGATCTAGACATGGAGGCTTCTTTGAAGTTGTTGAGCGTGTAGGTCTAGACAATGTTACTAAAGAACGCCAGATTATTCGTAGCACACGCCAGGACTTCGGGGAGGAACAGAAATTACCAGCTCTAGTCTTCGCTGGTTTAATAATGCATGGCGGTGTGATATCTTATGAGAGTAATATTGAAAGTGGTGGTGCTGGTGCCAGATATCTTGGAATTGGCATGTCCAGACAGTTTCGTAGAGACACCGTTACAGTATCTCTTAGAACAGTTTCTGTTACCACAGGCAAAGTATTACTAGAGGTACTTGTTACAAAGACTATACTTAGTGCTTCTTTAGATCAGGATGTATTTCGCTTTGTAAGTGATGAGACTGAGCTAGTGGAGATAGAGAATGGTTTAGTAAGAAATGAATCAATAGACATTGCTTTGCAGACGGCAATAGAGACAGCGGTATTACAAACTATAAAAGAAGGAAACCTAAAAGGTTATTGGAGTATAAATGAATTTGAAAAGATTGAAATTGATAAGCCTTGTGATGCTGATGAGTGCATCAACATACGGGGCTGATAACGAAATCTATGTCAGCCAGGCTGGTGCAAATGCAAATATTGATCTGGAGCAACTAGGCTCATCAAACATTATTGGTGGCTTAGATTCAGTAGCAGGTACTCTGACCCCGTTAGATCTTGATGGCTTAAATCTTACGCTTGATATAAATCAAATCGGTAATAGCAATAAATTCTTAGGCGATATCTATGGTGACAATGTAACTGGATTTTTTGAGTTTGATGGTGATAGTAACACCTTCACAATACAAGCAGATCCTAATGACACCTATGGAATATCTAGCTCTAACTACAATGTTGATGTTACTGGTAGTAGCAACACCTTTACACTTGATACAGGAACCTCAGCCTTATCAGAGACTTTGGATCTTGACTGGATAGTGCAAGGCGACAGCAATACATTTGATTTTGATATAAACTATGATGGAGCAACCAACTATGTAGATGTTGATGGTGATTCAAACACAGTCAACTTTACAGGAAGCGGATACGCTGGTGGTTATTTTTATTTAGATCAAACAGGAAGCAGTAGAACATTTGATATTACGCAATCATCAACTTTGGCAGCAGATTGGCTTAAGATACTTAGCACTGGTTCTAATGGCACCGTGTGCATCGTACAAGACGATAGCGGAACCGCAACAAGCTGTTGATGTAGGAAATGTTTCGGAGCTCAATGGCTCTGCTCAGGTGGTTAGAGATGAACCATTTGTGGCGGAGCTTGACTTCCAAGTAAAACAAGACGATCAAGCCGTAACCTCTAACGGCAGGATGGCTATTACTTTTTTAGATGATTCCATCGTTAGACTAACTGAACACTCAAGACTTACTATAAATGAATATGTTTTTGACCCCAATCCTTCTAAATCTAAGATGGCTATATCTTTTGGGCTTGGTACGGTCAGATTTGTTTCTGGTGCTTTAAATAAAATTGATAAACAGAATATTCAACTATCAACCCCAACTGCTAATATTGCTATTAGAGGTACAGACTTTACTTGCACGGTTGATGAGCTGGGGCGTTCTCTCATTATTCTATTGCCTGGTCTTGATGGTTTATCTAGCGGTGAGATTGTCGTTACTACGGCTGCGGGTTCTGTGGTCCTTAACCAACCCTACGAAGCAACGACAGTATCAGTTTTTGAAAATGAGCCATCAAAACCAGTAATACTAGATTTAGATTTAGCCCAAATAGACAATATGCTTATTGTCAGCCCACCGAAACAAACTGCTTTATCTGCTGAAGAAAATACTACTGAGAAATCTAGCAATATATTAGATGTAGATTATCTAGAGTTTGAAGAGCTAGACATAGATTATCTGGATGAAGATGCCTTAGAGTTTTCAGAATTAGATATAAACTATCTTGATGTAAACTTTCTTGAAGATTTACTAGATGTTATTGATGCTCTAGCTATTGCGGATGAAGAAGATCAGCTAGCAGCTAATATAGGTGCTGTGAATATTACAGGCACACAGTTTGGGCAAGATACAGATACGCAGGTAACAACATTTCTTACTGGTCAAACCCTTACTCTTATGCGTAGTGTAAGTGAGACTGCTAGAGTAGATATAGATTCTAGCAGCAGTTATACTGTAATCTTTATACAAGATGGCATATCAAGAGTCATTAAGATAAACGGAGGATCTGGCGGTGTTATTAAAATAACCCAGAGTAATTAATGAACAGGGTACTATTCATATTACTTATAGTTCTAGGACTACCGCTTGTCTTTCAAAGCACACCAACAGAAATACTTAAGTTAAAAGTTTTTGACTACTTAGTACCAGAAAAAGAAGAGTCTGGTTTTTTTACTATACTAAACATAACTGAAGAGGATGTAGCAAGGGAGGGTGGTTATCCTTTACCAAGACAAAGATTAGCTGAAATACATATAGAGCTTTTACAAAAAGGTGCTTTAGGTGTGGGCTGGGTTCTTTCTTTCCCCCAACCAGACAGGCTAGGTGGTGATGAAGTATTTGCAGAAGCTCTTTGCTACGGTGGATCTGTTATAGGAATGTTTGAGGATGGTAGTGGTAACTATCCAGATACTTCTGGAACTGTAGTGCTTGGCAATAATAACAATGCAGGTATTTATTCTACAGGCGTTGTGCAAAACATAGACATTCTTAAAAACTGTTCTAATCAAGGTATAGCCGTTGCACCAACAGAAGTTGATAATCTAGTAAGAAGAGTTCCCTTAATGATGAAAACACCAGATGGTTTTGTTTCTGCTTACGGAACTGAAGTGATGAAAGTATTAGCAGGCAATAGCACATATATTATAAAAACTAATGATAATGGTATAGAAGAAATAACTGTCCAGGGACTAGCTCCAGCAAAAACAGATACGCTTGGCAGAAAGTGGATATCTTGGGTAGACACCAAACAAACTACTCTAGAAGAAATGGATGTAAAAGGTAGATATGTTTTTGTTGGTTTTACTGCTAGTGGGATCATGCCACAAGTGGCAACACCAGTTGGATTATTAGAGCCACATAAAATTCAAGCAGCATTATCTGAGTCAATTTTGATTCAAGACTCACCATATATCCCAGATTGGCACTTAGCAGCCGAAATTTTGATTTTCGCAATTTTTGTCGCTTCAGTTTGGCTTGTAATCAATTTTCTGACTATAACGAAGGGTCTAGGTATGCTTGGAGTTTTACTGCTCTCTACGGGCTTCTTAGGAGCTTTTAGCGTTCAGAAAGGCATTTTACTGGATTTTTCATGGACTTTTGTCTCAGAAATCATAACTTCTACGGTTGCCTTCTATTTAAACTACCAAAAACAATATAAATTGCGTCAACAGATCAAAAAACAGTTTGAACATTATTTAGATCCAAGACAAGTAAAACAACTACAAGATAATCCTGACCTGCTGAGACTCGGGGGAGAAAAAAAATATTGCACATTTTTATTTACAGATGTCAGAGGATTTACAAATCTATCTGAAAAACTAGAACCAGAACAAGTAACAGAGATAATGAACAAAGTTCTAACAGCTCAAGTAACTTGCATACAAGCACATGGAGGTATGGTAGATAAGTTTATAGGTGATGCTTGTATGGCAATATTTAACGCACCGCTAGATTTAGATAACCATGAAGCAAGAGCTGTAGCTTGTGCCCAGGATATGCGTACCGCTATCAAACAACTACAAAAAGAGTTACCAGAGCCAATAGCTATAGGCATAGGCGTAAACTCTGGTGAGGCTGTTATTGGCAACATGGGATCAGATACTAGGTTTGATTTTTCTGGTATAGGTGATGCGATTAATGTTGCAGCAAGACTAGAGTCTGCAACCAAAGAAGTTGGTGAAGACATACTGATAGGGCATGAGACTGCAAAAAGTGTTGATTTTAGTTTAAAATTACTTAAACCCATAAGAGTTAAGGGTAAAAGCAAACCTTTAGCTATTTATACAATATAAGGATAATTATGGCATTAAAAAATTTACTCAAAAATGTAGTCGGTGCAGTAGCTCCAACACTAGGTACAGCAATCGGTGGACCTATGGGTGGTATGGCAGCTAATTTAATAGCTGAGACACTTGGGGTACCAAACAACCCGAAGTCGATAGAAAAAGCTATTGCTGAAGCAACACCAGAACAAATGTTACAACTTAAAAAAGCAGAACAAGACTTTGAAAAACAAATGAAAGAGCTTGATGTTGATGTTTACAAGCTTGAAGCACAAGAAAAACAAGATGCAAGAAAACATTTTTCAAAAGATTGGACAACAAGAATTATGGGCATAGCTACACTAGGAGGCTTCCTTGGTTACATATTTTTAGTAACTTTGCAGCCACCAGAACAAAATAGTGAAGCTTTAATTAATTTAGTTCTAGGATATTTAGGTGGATTGGCTAGTGCTGTGATATCTTTTTATTTTGGAGCTTCTAAATCTAAGGAGGACAAATGAGCTGGTTTGGTAATATGTTAGCAAAAATGGGCTTGGTTGAATCTGAAGTAGTTAGAACAAGGGATAAAAAAGGCAGATACATTGCTGATGATCCTACAACTGCTAAGAATGAAGCTTACAAAACTGTTAAAAAAAGAAAAAAGAAATAAATAATGTATGAATATAGATGCACTGTCACCAGAGTTGTTGACGGAGATACGGTAGATGCTGAAATAGATTTAGGTTTTGATATTGTATTTAAATCTAGAATAAGACTTTTTGGAGTAGATACTCCAGAATCTAGAACCAGAGATCTTGATGAAAAAGCTAGAGGCAAGCTAGCTTCAGCATTTTTGTCTGAAAAAATTGAGCAAGCTGAATTTGTAAAGGTACAAACCAAGTTAGATAAAAAAGGTAAGTTTGGCAGAGTGTTAGGAGTTATTGTTGCAGATGACCTAGATCTCAATCAAGAGATGATAAGACAAAACCTTGCTGTAGCTTACAGTGGTCAATCAAAAGATGATATAGAAGCAGCACACATGCTCAACAGGGAGAAGCTTATAGAGGCAGGTATATTCACACCAACAGAGGGTTAGAGTGGCTGGATTTAAACTTACAACATTTACGGGACTTAATAAAAAAGTATCACCTAGGCTCTTGCCAGATGATATGGCACAAAACGCACAAAATGTTTTTTTAGATTCAGGCAGAATAGAAGGCATACCAACAGATGTGAATGATCCCTCTGAATCAGGCAACACTCATCCAGCATCACACATATCAACAACTACAAGAACTATATTCAAAGCTACCTCATCTTCTTGGTTTACTTTTACAGATGATGTAGATGTTATAAAAAGTCCTATCAAAGAAGACACACATGGAAGATTTTACTTTACAGGGTCTGGTAACTTTCCTAAGTACACATCTTTATCTTCTGGAGTTTCTGGGTCTGGACCATTTCCAACAGCGTCATTCAGGCTTGGATTACCTACCCCAGGAGCCTTTACAGCAGCCCCAAGTGTTAATAACGCCACAGCGGATGATGGTGCTGCAATAAGTTCTAGGGCATATTTATATACAGAAATAACGACTTTTGGTGAAGAAGGACCACCATCCGAGGTAACATCAGCAGACATTGTTGATGCACAGAATGGATCTACAGTAACACTTACTCTACCAGCTGCATCATCAGGAAATCTATCCATAGCAAAAAGAAGAATCTATAGAACTGATATTAATGGTGTATTTAGGTTTGTAAAGGATGTTAGCGGAACATCTGCTGGGACAACAACAGAGGCAGTTACAGACGACCTTCTCGGGGAAGAAATAGAATCAGCAGACAACTTAGCACCACCAGACGAAACTACTTCAGATCACCCAGATGGACCAATGCTTGGTATTACAACAATGCCTAATGGTATTACAGCAGGATTCTCAGGGAACACATTACTGTTTAGTGAATCTTATTTACCGCATTCTTACCCTTTAGCAAACCAGCTAACGACTCAGGATGACATAGTAGCAATAGCATCTATTGCTTCTGGTCTGTTAGTAACAACTAAAGGTAAACCGCTTATGGCTTCTGGTACAGACCCAAGTGCTATGGCTATGGTTGAAATAGATGCAAATTTACCATGCGTCAACAAAAGATCATTAGTTGATATGGGTGAGTATGCTATTTACTCATCGCCAGATGGCTTAGTGTTAGCATCTAATTCAGGCATACAGCTTATAACAGAGCAGTTGCTTACTAGAGATCAGTGGCAAACAGAATATTATCCAAGCAATATAGAAGCATATGAATACGAAGGTAAGTATGTTGCATTTACTTTTGACGGATCTGACAACTCAACCAAGAAGGGTTTTATATTTGATCCTAGGGGCGGCAAAAATGCTTTAGTAAACCTCAACTTCTATGCAACAGCAGGATTCAACGATAGAGAAAATGATGAGCTTTATTTAGTGATTGATGGCACTTTGAAAAAGTTTGCTAGAGGTACAACCAAAAGGTCATATCTATGGAAATCAAAAGAGTTTTTTAGCAACAGACCTTTGTCCCCAGGTGTAGCTAAAGTAAATGCAGAGGCATATAACGCACTTACATTTAAACTATTTGCAGATGGTTCTCTCAAGCATACGCAGACTGTAGCTAATTCAGACCCCTTTAGACTGCCAGGAGGCTACAGAGGTAAAGTTTTTGAAATACAGCTGGAGGGAACAGATATCATTAACGAAGTTTGCGTTTATGAAAGTCCACAGGAGATAGTCTAGTGGCAAATGAATTTCTCAAAAAGAAAAAGAAAAATCTAACAGCCCGTGGGAGCTTTCCAATACCAAGAGATTTCAGTATTGAAGGTAAAAGATTCGCACAATCGGTACAAGATACACTGCAACAACTAAAAGGTGAAAAGGGAAATATTCTTGATAGAGCAGTAACCTTTCAAGACCTTATAGATACTGGCATAGCAAAACAAACTTTTAGTGTAACAGGCGGTGGCTCTGACTTTGTTATTGATGACAATGACAAGAAAGACGGAGTTGCTAATGCTACAGCACCAACGGGTTTCACAGCTTCAGGTGCCTTTCAAAATATATTATTGTCTTGGGATTTTCCTGACTATGCTGGTCATTCGCACACAGAGATATTTGTTAGCAACTCTAATTCTTTTGCCTCAAGAACCTTTTTAGCACAAACCACTGCTTCAGTATTTAGTCATCAAGTAGGCAATGCAGCAACTAAATATTATTGGATTCGTCATGTAAACCAGAACGATGAGGCTGGTCCTTTCAACAGTGAAACTGGCACATCTGCAAGTACAGCTGTAGATGTGGGTGCGGTGATGACACAGCTATCAGAAGAAATAAAACTACTGCCAGGCTTCAACACTCTAAACACCGACATGAATATAACTATTAGTGGCACCCAAAGAACCTTACAAGCTACCTTAGAAAATATTAATACACTTGCTGCAACAGCTTCAACAAATGTTTCAAACCTCACTTCAAACACACCAAGAGTCATCAGATCAGATAGTGAGCCCACACAAAGATCTGACGGTACATCTTTGCAAGCTGGAGATATATGGATTGACACGGACTCAAGCCCAAACCAAAACGAATTATTTGTTTATACAGGAAGCACTTTTGCAGCTACTACAGCTGGCTCAACATCTTCTTCAGATCAAACCTTGTCAACATCGATTGCATCAAATGGTACAGCTATATCACAAAATGCATCTGACATATTGTTGGTAGCTGGTGTCAGCGATAATGCTGACATATCAACATCTATAAATATAACATCTCTTAATGCCTCTATAACAAATTCTACTACTGGTTTGCAGGCAAACGCTAATGCTATAAGCACATTGTCTGGAACAGTAACAAGTCAGGGCAATACCATTAGTACACTATCAAATAATGTAACAGAGCTACAAAACACCCTTACTGGTTTTAACTCATCATCCACGGTAGCAACTGCAATATCAGGTTTACAAACCTCTATAAACCAAAACGGTGCAAATATAACAACGGTATCGCAAAGCGTTAGTGCTTTGAACAACGAAGTAGATTTGAAAGCCACAACATTTATACAAGATAATCCACCAACTGCAACAGCCATAGGAGATCTCTGGATTGATTCTAACGACAGCAACAAGCTTTATCGTGCTACAGCTACAACAAACTCAAACTGGGTTGCTGTAGGAGATACAAGCGGTCTTCATGTTTTTGCTCAAGATAATGAACCTACAGCAAGACCAGATAGTTCAACCTTGCAAGAGGGAGATATTTGGTTTGATACAAGTGATAATAAAAAACAATATAGATACAACGGCAGTGCTTTTGTTTTAGTAGATGATTCTAGAATATCAGCAAACTCAAGTGCAATAAGCACTCTAGATAGTGAAGTTACAGCTCTAGATGGAGTGGTAACATCAAACTCAAGCAAAATTCTTGCATTAGAAAACACTGTAGATGATAGCTCAACAGGGGTAAATGCTACAGCAAGTGCTTTGTCAACACTGTCAAATCAAGTCACATCAATACCTGTAAACTTCATACAGGCAAACGCTCCTACAGGAACTCTTACAACAGGAGACCTGTGGATAGATTCAGATGATAATCAGCTGTATAGATATGATGGCAACAATTGGGTATCAGTAAGAGACTCTGTTATTACATCTAACTCAGAAGCAATCACATCCTTACAAAATGTTGTTAACAATGGCTCAACAGGTGTTTCAGCTAATGCTTCTGCAATATCAACATTGCAGACAGAGGTATTTGGTTCTGGTTCTGCAAGTGCTTCAAGAATAGATGCACTTGAATCAACAGTAAACAACGGGACTTCTGGTGTTACTGCAAACGCAAGTGCGATTTCAGCTTTGAGTACAAAAGTTGATACTAAAAATAAATCTTTTGTTGGTACAGATCAGCCAGCTAACAACACAGCTAATGACTTGCGTACAGGAGATTTGTGGATAGAAACAGATGATAACAATAAACTTTATAGATGGAGCGGTAGTGCTTGGGTGCCTCTGGCTCCCACAGGACTACAAACTTTTGCTCAAAGCACTACGCCAACAGCTACATCTATTGGAGATATTTGGATAGATACAGGAGATCAAAACAAAATATACCGTTGGAACGGCAGTACATGGCAACTCCTAAGAGATGGTCTTATAACTGCAAATGCAAGCTCTATAACTGCTATATCATCTGAGCTTGGTATTTCTTTTGATGCTAGAGTTACAACTAACAACGGCACTAAAAATCTAGATGTGCAAACGATGTCTTCTGGATCATCAACTGCACACAATATAACAAATGCAGATATCACTAATGGTGTATTTTTATCACTGAAAGGGTTTTCAAGCACTGGAGGTTTGAGTGCTGAACAACTTAACAGAACATTTAAAGTTGTATCAAGGCTGACATCAACTACTTTGCGTGTTGAGGTAGCTGGCACCAATGCTAATGCTAGTGCTACATCTTCAATAGTTACAAATGGAGCAACTATAGGAACCAATGCTGGGGTTCTACAACTTGCTGAAACTACAACCAATACACTAGGACAAGCAGATGCTTCCTATGTTTTACAAGTTAATAGTAACGGTCATATAGCTGGTTTTGTAGTACAAAGCAGTACAAGCCCAAGCGGTCAACAAACAAGCAATGTAGTATTCCAAGCAGATAGATTTGCCATAGTGCCTTCATCTGGTAGCGGACAAGTGTCGCCATTTACTGTGCTTACAAGTACAGACGCTGATGGTAACGCAGCTGGTGTTTATATAGATACAGCCCTTATTAAAAATGCTTCTATACAAGCAGCCCAAATAGGAGCTCTTAATGCTGATTTAGTAAATGCTGTTGATATAGATGCAGACTCGATAACAGTAGGAACTCTTGGTGCAGATTTTATTGATGTTAGTGGTGTTATTACTGCTGGCAGTTTAGTTTCACAAGGTAATCTATCTACAGACGGACAAACTACTATACATGGTGGCAACATTGAAACGAATACTATTGCTGCCAACAAGCTAACTATTACGCCACTAGAATCTGGGGGTGCAGCAGCAGATATAAATGCTAATGCTACAACTATTGACGGTGGCAAAATCACAGCAAATTCCATTACTGTAGATCAAATTAATACTCAAAACTTTCTTTTGCCCTCAGAAGGTGGCTTAACTTCTGGATCTGTAATAGGAAACTTTAACAACAACAGTATGAGATATGCATTTGTAACATCTATTGGCTCTGGTGCTGGCTTTTATACTGGTTTCGTTAGAGCGGTAGGAGGCACAGGACAGGTCAAAACTATAAGATTTTTATTTGGTGATGGTACTCATGGACCAAGCTCTTCTAACAACATAAACACTACTGTTACTACAAATGGCGATGACACACCAAGTCTTATTGAAAGTAGTGCTGGCGTGATTCACATAACGCCTTTACTAGAAAATATGCATGGTCATATATCTCAGTCTAGACTTGTTTCAAGTTCTGACACTGCAAACATTCCTTTAGCATTTAGATATACAGGATCTGGTACTGTAAAGTTATTTATACAAGCACAAGGCGATAGTAATAATGTGCAAGTAGGATCAGTAGAAGCTAGATTTATTAAGTTTGGTATTGATACTCCAGATCAATTTACATTCCAAGATGTAAGTGGGGCTACTACAAGCACTTTACATACATCAAATACCATAACTCTAGGCGGTCAATTTACATCAGCTACAGCTGTGCTTACTGGAACTGGATCACCTGAAATGAGCAAAAATGGAGGAACTTTTTCATCATCTTCAGTTACCGTTAGCTCTGGTGATACTCTACAAGTTAGACTTACAAGTGCTGCTGGAGCTGGTTTATCAAGATTTGCAACAGTTACAATAGCAGAAACATCTGATACTTATTCAGTTCAAACAACACCATCTAATCAAGGAGGCAACCCAGGCAACCAAGGAGGCAATCAAGGTGGCAATCAAGGCGGCAACCAAGGTCAAGGACAGGCACCATAATGGCAGTACATAATTTCAATTACACATTTGAATTTGTTTCTTTAAAAGCAGTTCTTATAGATGATACAAAGATAGTCAATCAGGCTACTTGCAAGATATCAGCAGTAGATCAAACTGATTCAAGTAAAACAGGATCTTCTTTGGAAACAGTATATTTTTGCCCATATGACAGAGCAAAAAGCTTGCCAGACAGCAGCTTTATAGACCTAGATTCTTTAACAGAGTCAAATGTTGTTGAGTGGGTTAAAAAAGTTTACGAAGATAATTCTAGTTTAGATGCATTATTTACATTTTTAGTTTATGGTGCAGATGTATTAAACCCACCAGAAGAAGGCGGATAAGCTTTGATAGATATAATAAAAAGTGATATCTTACAAGAAAAATGTTAGCTCAGGTTGATGTAAGAGTTTACTGGGATTTCATAGCCCCTGGTTTGCGGGAAATAAAAGAAGAAGCAAATCCCGAGTGGCGACCAGAAGACATTTACGGAGCTTTGGTAAATAACATTGCAGAGCTTTATGTAGATATAGAGCAAGAACCATGTGAAAGCTTTATCATTCTACAAGAAAAGCCCAGCATGTTTCAGCCAACTAAGTCCTTATTAATCTGGGTGGCATATGATAAACGAGGCGAGGCAGCTGATAAATACATGGATTATATAGAAGACATGGCAAGAGAAAGAGGTTGTAATAAAATAGAATTTTGGACAGCTTGGAAAGGATTAGCAGATGCTTTATCTCATAGAGGTTATCAAATAAAACTTTATTTATCGGAGAAAGAACTATAATGGGCGGTGGCGGATCAACAAAGATAAAAGACACAGCAGCACAAAAAGCTTTAGCTTCAATAGCTGCACAAAGATTTAATCTTTATCAACAATATTATGTTCCTTTAGAAAATGAATTTATAGCAAGTGTAGCTGCTATGAAAGACCCAGAAGCATTTAAAAATGTTGAAGGTTTTGTAAATGCAGTGCAGCAACCACAATATCAAGCTTCAAGAAAAGCATTAGAAAGACAAGCCTTTGCACGGGGCATGGATCCTACAAGCGGACAGTTTCAAGCAGCAGCTGGTCTGGCACAAGAGGCACAAGCAAGAGGTATGAGCACTGGAACCACACAAGCGTTGTCTGGTCAATTAGATAGATACTATCAAGGAATGCAGAACATAGTTGCTATGGGTCAAGGTCAGGCTGGACAGGCAATTGCTGGTCTTGGTGATGTTGGTGAACTAGCACAGAAAAGAGGAATTGCTGCCGCACAACAAACTTTCCAAAGAGGTCAAGGCACAGCTAATATTTTTGGTACAGCCCTAGGTGCTGGTGCTGGTTTATATTTTGGATCAAGAGGAGATTAATGGAAGCGGCTAGAACAAGAATAGATCAACACGAAGAAATATGTGCTCTTCGTTATAAAAACATTGAAGCTCGTCTAGATTCTGGCTCAAAGAGATTTGTTAGATTAGAGTCTATGATTTGGGGACTATATGTTCTTATCATTGGCTCACAAGTTATAGGAGCACTCTTGTAATGGCATTTTATACTGGAGGACTACCTATCTTTCAACCACAAGACATGGGTATAGGTGGAAACTTTGGCAATAATAATGGAAATATGGCTGGTAATTTTGGTCAATCTGGTGGCAATCTTTATGTCAACCCATTTAGGCAAGGCGATCAATCTGCTCAAGATACTTTGGCTGACCTATATGAAGCTGAGTTCCAAGATTACCTAAATAGATTCTTTCCAGTGGAGCAAGACCTAATCAGACAAATGACTACGGGTTTTGGTGAGTTACAACAAGAAGAGATAAACAGAGCACAAGGAGCTGTAGCTAGACAGTTTGCCAATACAAGAGGACAAGAAATGAGACGACAGTCTGGTTTTGGTGTATCTTTAAGACCAGAGACGCAAGCAGATTTCCAAAGAGCTGAAGCATCTTCTTTAGTTGCAGCAAGAAACTTTGCTAGAATGAGATCAGAAGAAAGAAGAATGCAAATACTTTCTGGAGGCGGAGGAGCGATGCAACAAAGAGCAGTAACACAAGGAGGTTTAGGTGGCTAAGTTGGGATTGGGTGGTTTGTTAGCAACAGGTCAAGAAACAAAAAAACAAGCAACAGCTGGTTTATTAGGAGCAGCTAGACTGGAAGCACAAAAAGATATTGCTGAAAGACAGCTTGAGATGCAAAAAGAAACTGCAATCCAGGGTGCACAAGGAACCATCGTAGGAATTGGTGCAGCCGCTGGAGCAGCAGAAGCAGCTGGAGCAGCGACATTTAAAGCTGGTTTAACAGCAGCAGCTCCACCAGTAGCAATAGCCTTAGCAGCAGCATTTTTGTTTAAAAAACTATTTGGTTAATTATTATGGCAAGTGATTTAGGAATTTCAGCAGGAGCAAGTTTAGCTCTTAACTTTATGAAATATAAAGAGGATGAAGAGTTAAGAAAGCTACGCAAACAAGAGCTTCAAATGACTATTGATAAAAGAGAAAAAACTGACCCTTTGGATATTGAAAGAGCACAGGCTGAGACAGACAGACAAAAAGAAGCACTAAAAACCGATAAATTTAACAGAAAAATGCAAGATCTTTATGGAGAAGATCAGATAAACAGCGAAATAGCTTATAAACAAGCAACTACTGATTTTGCAAACTCAAGGACTTCATACTATGACACCCTAACACAAGGTCAAATAGATGAACAAACAAGAACTGCTATGGGTTTAGATTCTGCAAAATTTAGTGATGTTTTAGAAATTTTAGGCACACCAAACCTTAGCAATTTTGAGCTTGGCACTGTTGCAACTTTAGTAGATTCTATTGAAAGTCCTCAACTCAAAGCATTATTACAAAACCTAAATGCACCATATGCAGCTTCAGCTCAACAGCTGTTACCTGTTTTACAAAATATATCTCAAGGTGGGGATATAGATGAGTTACCACCTGGCTTCAATGAAGCACTGACATCAATTATGAGACCACAAACAGATACCGCTTATTTGGGTGCTGAGTTTATTGAGAAAATAGATGAACAAACAGAAAGAAAAGGTGTTGTAGAAGGTATTGAATATGATGGACAGTTGATTGCTAAAGGCAGAGGAGACAAAATGATTTTGGGTGCCAAAGTTACTGTAAATTTTGGTGATACCACAGAAGTATTCTCAACATTCTTACCAGACAGAGACACTAATAATAGGTTTGTTTTCAGATCTGATTTACCAGAAGATGATGCAAAAGCAGTATCAGTAGCAGATGCAATGGACATCATAAGCTCAAACCTTCCTGTTATTCAACAACTATATTCTAATCCAGCAATATTACAGAACATGGAAAAGGTAAATAATGTTTTGCTGGACACATATTATCCTGCAAGCAGAGTCAATGAACAACAAGATCAAGTAACTTTTAGAACAATCTATAACGCTGAAAGAGATCAATTTAACCTTTTACTAGCTTCTATTGGTTTGGGTGATATGTTATCTGATCCATCGTTTGGAGAGGATAATAATTCTGAAAAAATGCAAGCAGCAGCAAATCTTTTCTATTCTGCATATGGAGATAGATCTGGAATTACAATAGGTGATGATGGTAAATTTATACCAGTAGACAAAGACAAAAATCTTTTACAGGCTATATTTAGCAATGCCCCCAACCCAACAGCTATAATGACATCATTTGATGGTCGAAGCATATCACAATTAAATAAAGATAAACAAGATGATCCAGATGCAACTGCACCAGTCATAACAAGTGTTTATGGTGTAAAGCTACCTTTTGATGCTTCTCCGCAACAAGCTTACGAAGCCATGAGAGAAAACTTTAAAGGCAACCAAGCTGTTTTAGATGAGTTAGATAACTTTCATCAGGGTTTTATAAATGGGTTACAAGAAAGAGATGATCTTAGTGAAGAACAATATGCATTTTATTTGAGTGTACACTTGAAGGATTATTTTAATAGTATTGTTGGAGATTAATAATGGCAACAGAGTTTTCCGTTCCATTACTAAGCGAAGAAGAAGAGCAAGAGCAAGCACAAGAACAACCTGGCTTTAGCGTTCCTCTATTATCAGAGACTGATCCTGAAAAAATAAAAAAAGATGCACTACAACAAGCTGGTGCTGCAAGATCTGACCAATTCAGCGTTCCTTTACTACAAGACCAAGAAGGCAATTATTTAAGTGCTTTTCAACCCCGCTCAATAGGATTTCTACCATTCGGAGCAAAGTTTTATGATGGCTTGGTTATGTCAGCTGAACAAGGAGCACAACTACCAGGCAGGATGCTAAGATCAGCAGAAAATGCTGCCATGCAAGATCTAATTGATGACCTAGACAGGTCTCTAGGAGAGGGAAATAGATCATTTGTAGATCAGCTCTTACTAAGAGGAGGCGGTTTTAAATATAACTACGAAAAAATTATGCTAGAAAATAAGCTTGGTTTAGCAGACAGAGGTAATCTAGGCATTCTTTATGGCACTATTTTTGGCACAGACGATACTAAAAGACAACTAAACTATTCAAAACTATCAAGACAAGAAAAGATAGATCTCAGAAATCAAATAGAAGCAGAGGCAATGGAGCACGCTAACAAAACTATTGAGATTAATAAAAAATATAATGAAAAAAAACAAAAACTTTGGCAGGAAAGAGGTTATAACCAAGAAGAAATATCAGCAATAGGAGGGGTCTCTTCTTTAGCAGTATCCCTAACATCTATGGGTGCGGCAGTATTTACCAAAAAACCACAGGTTGCATACGGAACTCTTCCCTACTTTGGGTTAGTTACTCAACAAGAAAGCTATGAGAATGGTATTGCCAAAGGTTTATCTGATGAAGATGCAAGGAAAAACTCATACTTACAGGGAGGGTCTGAGGTCGCTTCAGAACTCTTAACACAATTTACTGTGGTAAAAAGTTTGAATAAGTATCTAAAAGGACAAAAGCAAACAGGTAAACAATTAGTAAAAGAAGGTGGTGTTATATTTCTTGCTGAGGGTGCTGGTGAGCAAATGAATACAGTAGCACAATCAACATTTGATGCTATGTATGATAACCAAGATGAGCTAAAAATAGCATGGGACAATAGAGAAAATCCTCTATACACTGGTCCAGACTGGAGAGATATCATGTACGAAAGAGCAAGGTTGACCTCCATAGCTTCACTTGTTGCTGGTGGTGGTATTGTTACCACAAACGGAGTCATAAAGTATAACGCCTCAAAAAACTGGATAGCCAACAGCACAAACCCAGAAGCAACAAAAGAGTCAGTTGATAATCTCATACTGGCTAAAGATTTAGAGAAGGTAGCATTTGAACAAGCAGCAGCCAAATCTCTTACAGAAGATGCTATTAATGATCCTACGGTTGACCCCATGGAAAACTTAGCAGAAGAAATTCTTAAGATTGAGTATCCAGATGCTAGATCTGATATCCAAGAAGATGCTTTAGCAGAAGATTCTTTTGAAGCACGAAATGAAGCTGGAGACATAGAAACAGCATTAGTTAATATTGAAGAGATTCTAAAAGGTAAAAACTATGATCCAGTTAAGCTAGGTATTACAGTAGGCAAAAGTCCAGCAGCAGAAATAAGAAATGAGCCACCAGACCAAATTAAGGTAATGGGCAGAATTGGTTTTAATGTAGATCTAAATAACCTAGAGGCTACAGCAGAGAGGATAGATCAGTTTATGCTTGACCAAGGTGCTAAGAAAAACTTTATTGCTGATAAGCCAAAAGAGATCAAAGGCAAGCTTGATCTACCTAAAAAGTTTGTGCCTAGCAGAGCTCAAAGTTTACTTAGAAAGAGAATACCAATGAACGCAGCTGATATTGCAGATTTTGCCGCAGCACTTGGATTAGAGCCAAAAAACATACCTTTAGCTTATAGGAGAAAAAATGGACCAACAGATCAGTTTGGTAATGGTACTTATAGCATTGGCGACAACATGGTGGAGTTATTGTTTGAAAATGGTTTTGGTCAAGAGCTAAACGAAGAGGGAAGACCAAGTGAGTTTGGCGCAAATGAAGCTTTTGAAATATTGGCAGAAAATCCTATTTATCCAGATCAAGTAGATATGTATAACAATTATCTCAATGAAATGGATGTGGGTGTAGCAAGATTTATCGAAGCTAATCCTGGTGTTACCTTTGAAGAAATCAAAAAAGCAGCTGGCAGGAGAAGTCCAGACGAAATATTACAAACACTTCAAAGGCTAGAAAATGGTGAATCAATATCTGGAGTTTCTATTGTTGAAGACACAAGATCTGGTGAGGGACAGTATTTTATTGAAAAACAGAGTAATCAAGACATATTTGATGAAAAAGCACAAGACGATATACCTAGCGAATATGAAGACTATATGGCAATGCTTGAGTATGATAAGTATTTTGACCAACAACAAGGTGCACCAGTAGTTCCAGAGCTTGAAAGGTATGTTCCGTCTAAGCCCGCACTAAAGCCTAACAAATCTAAAAAGCCACTTGTCGTAGATGATGGTGATGGTGGTAAAAAGAATCTTGATGGGGGTAGCAATATAACAGATGACAGTTGGGGCATAGGCTATGAATCAGCAGCAAGAGAAAGAAAAAATGACTTGGAGTTTTACTTTCAAAATGTTGTTGGCAGAGTAAAAGATGTTGAAAAAGCCAGAGACAGAAGAGCAGAAGAGATAGGGGGAGAAAAACTAACCATAGCAGAAAAACCATCTGAAGCGTTTGCTAGATTGCCTGGAGTTAGAAACGAAATGTACAAAGAGTCCTTACAAGAGTCAGAGGCAATAATTAATTTAATTAAGGAATCAGGTTTGTATGGAAATGATGTTGATCTGGTTGCCAGAGCCATGCACGCACCAGAGAGAAACAGAAAAATTTATAAAGATAAAACAGAAGCTGTTGACAATTACATAGATTCTTTGGAGTCTGAAAAGGCTAAAAGAGAAAAGACTGGTGAACAAAGATTCGATCCAGAAACAGGAGAGGCTATTGTTGGCTATACAAAAGCAGAACAAGACAATATAAATAGACTACAACAAGAAGCAGCAAAGTTCCAAAACAACGGATCAGGAATACAAACAGACGAAGCTTACATAACATTGGGCAAGTATGGTATTGAGTATAGAAATAATGAATTCGTAGCAGTAGAAGGATCTAATTCTGGTCAGGCTTATTTAGATATAGTTTCTGAATATCATAAATATATAAAACGAACAGTAGATCTTTATGACAAATCTGGTCTTATAGACGAAGCAGTAGCTGAGGACTACAGATCAAACGCTAATTACAAATACTATGTGCCCTTATCTGGTTTCGCAGCAGACACAAATGTAAATGGTTTGCCTAATAAAAAAGGTAAAGGTGTATCTATTGTTGGCAAAGAAAACGAAAAAGCATTAGGTAGAACAAGCTTATCAGATTCACCTTTATTGCAAATGACTTTACAAAGACAAAGAGCTATTGATAGATCAACCAAAAACGATGTTTTAATAGATTTAGCAAATCTTGTTAGAGATGAGTATGATAATAGTGATATTGCTTCCGTTGGCACTTTAAGACCAAAAAATATGGAAATGACCTTTGGTTTCAAAGAAAACGGTGAACAAAAATATCTTAATGTTAATGACGAAAGACTTGCTAGAAGTTTAAATGCATATGATGCACAATTTCTTGACCCATTTTCAAAAGCAATAAGACCATTTTCCCGACTACAGTCTGCACTATACACAACACTATCCCCAGCTTTCGTATTCTTTAACTTTTTTAGGGATTATATAGCTGGCGGTCTTGCCCTTAAGACTGAACAAATGTTGCCTGGAGGCAGAGCCGAGGGCAAGGCAATGATAGATAAGGTATTGTTTAATACACCAAAAAGATTAGCACAGTTCAAGAGAGGAATAACTGGAAAAGTTAAAATAAAAGAAGAGGGGATACAGGAAGCTTATGAGCTATTTAATAAATACGGTGCTGGCTCTGGTTTTGTTACAGCTTTAAAACAAGAAACAATATCTGAGTTTTATGACAATGTACAAAAGCAACATGACGACATCAATGTTAAAGAGGTAAATAATGTACCCATATTAACTGGGCTTGGTGGTGTCGCAAAAGCAACTTGGAATGGCTATGCAAATTTTATGGGAGACATTAACAGTGCTGTTGAAAATGGTATAAGATTCTCTTCTTTTGTAGAGTTTGTTAAGGCTGAAAACAATGGAAAGATAAGCGGAGCTAAAGAAAGCACACTTAAACAAGCAGCATCCTTGGCAAAACAATTAACAATAGACTATACAACCAAAGGTTATATAGGTGCCGCTGCAAACTCACACTTTATATTTTTTAATGCAGCTGTGCAAAGTAACATTCCCCTATATAGAGCTTTGGGCAAAAGCCCAAAAGTTGCAGCACAGATAGGTGGAGGCATAGCCACTAGCGCAGCACTTATAACTATTTACAACTTTTTAGTATCAGATGAAGATGAGACAGGAAGGTCAATGTATCAAAATATTTCAGATAGGTTTGGCAATAGATATATGATTATTATGTTGCCGAATGTAGCAGCATCTGATGGTGAAGCAACAATAGCTAAAAGAGGTGTTGGTGGTGGTGGACCAATACAAGTTGATGGCAGAACAGTAGCTTTTGCAATACCGCAACCACTTGGATTTAACATACCTTATAACATTGCTAGAAATGCTGTTGAAACTTCGGCACATGAGATATTTGATTTTAACAGACCGCAAAAAACAGTAGGTAGAGCTGCTTTAGATACTTTTGATAACTTCAGCACTGGTGTTTTTCCTATAGGTGTAAATATATCTAGAGAGACTGGTGCAGAGGGTTTTGCAAAAACAGCGATAAGAACTATAACACCAACTTATGCTAAACCATTAGCAGAAATTGCAGTCAATGAAAACTTCTTTGGGGCACCAATAACGAAGGAGTATTTGGGGGGGAAAAAAGATTTTCCAAACTCTAGTGTAGTAACACCATATGACAAGACTCTATATATAAACATTGCTAGATTTTTAAACAATATGACTGGTGGAGATAGTGACAAACTTGAATCTGGTTTTATAGATCTACAGCCAGGACAGATAGATTACATAGTAAATTACTATGGGGGCGGACCAATGAGTGTTATAACTGGTGCTTATAACCAAGTGCACAGAGCAATTTATGACGAAGTAAGAGATGTATCAAAAACACCCATAGCCAATACTCTTATTGTTCAAGAGCAAGATGGTGTTTATGCAAGAAGATTCTATGATGCAATACAAGACATAGAAGGAAAAGTTACAAGATATAAAGTTATTAAGGAGACAAACCCAACCCTAGCACAAGAGTATCTTAATGAAAATAAAAGTGTTATTAAGTTAGACTATCTAAGTGAATTTGATGAAGAGTTGCGAAGAAACTTGCCACCAGAAGCAAGAGGCACGATTAGTAAAAAAATGACAGAAATAAGAAACTTAAGAAAATCTATCAAAGAGTCAGAACAAACTTTAGTTGCTTTAAATTTATATAAAAAAGATCCAACAAGATGGTATGAAAGATCTAATGCTATCAAAGAACAAAAGAGAGATTTATATATAGACTTGCTCAAAGAGTATGAAAAAGCTATGACTGAAGATCGCAACAGAAAAAAAGAAGAGCAGGACTAAGAATATGAATACACTATATCTTTGAGGAAAAATTGAATAAAAAATTAGCCCTGCAAGATTAAGATAGCAAAGTATTTACATTCTCACAAGCTTCACTCAGATGGTCTTCTGACAAGTGTGCGTATCTATTTACAATATTCGGACTAGACCAGCCACCTAAATGTTGAAGTGTGTAAAGAGGTGTGCCATTTTGCACATGATACGAAGCCCAGGTGTGTCTAATGTCGTGCCATCTAAATCCCTCCAGTCCAGCTTTCTTTAATGCGTTATACCAGCCCGTGTTAGACGCTCTGCTGATCTTTCTGCCAGCATAGGTAAAAACATAAGGGCTTTTCTTTTCAATCGATTCTAAGAGCTCTCTGCACTTCTGATTTATTGGCACGCATAAAGATCTACCATTCTTGGTTTCAACACCATCTATGGCTATTTGATTTTCTTTAACATCTTCCCATTTTAAATTGAAGCAGTTGGACATGCGAACCCCAGTTAGGAGGGAAAAGACAAAAGGCTTCTGGAGGTGTTTGGGTAGAACCCTATGAAGCTTTTTGATGTCTTCCACAGTAAAGTATTTTGTTCGCATAGCTTGAACCTTCACCTGTTTTATAATGGGCTTGTTATCCAACCACCCCAACTCTTCATAAGCGTACATAAGCACAGCTCTGAAGAAACTTAAATATCTGTTTACTGTTCCTGGAGATCCTTTGATGCCAGACTTAATCTTTGCAATATCGCTTTTCTCTAAAGCATTTATATCTTTATCTTCTAACAGTGGATCAAAATATTTTCTGTAGGTAAAATCATTCTTACCCATGTTATTGAATCTGTAATACTCTTTAACTGCTTTCTTCCATGTCTTCATTGCTTTTCTCAAATAATTTGTTTGATTGTTTTTGTAGCGATCTCTCTACGCATTTGTCTATTAGGTTCCAAAACCAATCAATCATCTTTGTTTTTTTTCTCCCACGGAAACGGTATGTGCTTTCCTTGTCTTTTCTCCTCCGCCATGTGCACAGCTATATAGCAAAGAAAGCCCATACCAGCTAACATCATTAATCCAAATATATGACTTAGTATTTCTGTCATATGTATGTTGTTGTTAAATACTTTTTAAATATGTCAATGGGTATAAGACAAGCGTCTTTAGTTACCTCATCTCCTTTACCTAAAATTTTTTGTGAAGGTATATTGTTTATCATTATGCACTCTAATATCATTCTAGGCTCTGTCCAAAGATATTCTGTACCAGTGTAGATAATCCAGAAGTCTGCCTCTGTAGTTAAAAGCCCAGATGGTTTGTTAAACATCCTTAACTCTATAAGAATATTACCAGTTTCTTGACTTTTGAGATCTACTTTTACCTCAACCTTTAAATCTTTTTCTGGGACAAAAATGTCGTAAGGTTTAAACTTACCAGGCACCAATACCGCAGTAGGGTATTTATCTCGAATCTTTTCTAGTATTTCTTCTTCGGACTCATGCCCCACAGAAAAATCTCTTTGGAATGCATCAGATTGATCTGTGGGTAATGACATGACTATTTATCAGCAGCTTTGCCGTTTGGTTGCTCTGGAGCTTCTTCTTCAGCCTCTGGTTGTTTTACAACTTCATACTTATTAGGTAATGATTGTTCCATAGCTTCAGCTTCAACTCTTGCACCCAAGGCTGCTAAAGTAAATATTCTTTGTATCAAAGGCAACACTTGAACCTCATCCTGATTCACTCTTGCAAGCTTATTTTTAGCATCATCAGATAGATGTTCAACCTGATAGTTTCTGATCTCTCCACCAATACTTAAATTAATATTATCTACTGGTTGAGGTTGTGCACTTTCGTTATTAGTTTTTTCTTTTTCCATTTTTACTCCTTATCTAGAATGGGATATCTTCGTCAGATATATTATCATTTTTTACCTCTTCTTTTGGAAAAGGTATTTGGTTTTCGTTGCCACTATTAACATTCGGCTCTGCTTCAAATGTAAGAACTGGAGCACTATCTGATCCCCCCTCTTTTCTTTTCCATGACTTCATGTTCATACAGAGCTGTATCCCAGTAACCTTGCCTTCATTGTTCTTAATAAAAAATGGGTAATGATTTCCATCTTTATCATAAGTTACTAAGCTTCCAAGATCTTCAACAAGAACTTCATTTCTCCAATTAGAAAGACCATTTTCAATTTTAAGAAAAAATCCTGAGCCCTTGCCTCCTGTAAAGTCTGGTTGCCCGTCTTTTGTTTTAAATCTGTTTTTCCAAACAGCTCCTTTATTAGTTTTATCAAACTTTTCTTCCATTTTATTTCTCCTTTTTAGCCCAATCGCCTAACACTTTTTTTATGATATAAGCGTTAGCTCTATCATAATATTTGTGCCCCTTGGTTTTCCTTGCCTTTTCAAAAGCATCTACGACCTCTTGGGTAACTCTTGCACTTATAGATCTATTATTCTTCATTATTATTCTCCACTAATTTAGCATAGACTCTGGCTGTTCCTTTCCCCCTATATTTTTCAATAGTTTCATATGGAATACCCTCATCCTTTACTAGGCTGGTGTAGTTTATTCGACCTTGAGCTTCAGTAATATGACACTTTACGCTCTCGGTACTAAATGCTCCTTGGTGTTTGTCTATCAACACCTCTGTCAGTTCCTTCTTTCTCGCATCAAGAAGGCTTTTCCTTTCAGATAGCTCACTTAGTTCTTTTAATATATCTGTTAACTCAGAGCTTTTATCGTCTTCATCAACATCTTTATAATCTATTCCTGGTGTTTCTTTATCCTTTGACCATCTATCAATACAGCTTTGATCTTGAGACTTTTCTTTATACCAATCTAAAAATTGTTTTGCTTGAGGTATATATGTCTCAGCCCATTCTGGATCTCTGTCAACCCATTCTTCGTAGTATTCTTCGTCTGAATACCACTGAAAGAAAAGCATCTCATCTACATCCATGCATTCCATAGCAAGTTGCATTTGGTGATAATAAGATCTTCTTTCATTCTTAACATCTTTTACTGGTTTGCCAATCGGACATTTAATTTCTAAACCGCACATGCTGTCTTTTCTGCCTTTTAACATCATGCCATCTGGTGATACGCCTAGCCAATCATGGTCTTTGTGAGTAACAAAAGATGTGTTTCTTATGGTGTGCCCAAGATTTTTAAGGGTTTGTTGGGCGTTTTTTTCGTTATCAGTTCCGTGTTTCATGGCATAAATAGCAAAAGATGTATGCGGATCTTGTGATAAACCATTGTCAGCTCGATACATTTCTCTTGCCAACGCTTCTCTTTGATCTCCCTTTGTAAAATCATGTTCTCCTATTGCTTTAGAAAATCTAGTGCCAGTAATCTTGCCTTTTCTTTGTGCGTGCCACTCTGGTGAGCCTTGTTTAATTTTTGTCATTTGCTTGAAGCCTTTTGAAGCTGTGCATCAAACCAGTCGTCAAAGCTTGCTGTAAGTCTTGATGCTAGTTCGTGGTCTTCTGCCATTTCAGCAAGTTTAAAATGATTTTCATATATGTTTCTTGCAGATTTTTGTCCCTTTCCGTTGGCTTCTAAGTCATCTAACATATTTTGCACATGATCTTCCTCTGTTTCTGTTTCGGTTGCAGCATCGGTTGAGGCTTGACCATCATCATCAACAGCACCTAACCCCAATACAGCTGACAGTGAATATCTACGCCCATAGGTGATGCAACTACCCATGTCCTGGGCTGTATTGTTTTTTGCTGGTATAGGTAGGATGCCAGAGCTTATTTCAGATCCATGTCCCATGAGGACTGTTTCAACGGCAATACCGTGATTACCGCTTGGATGAGCGTGCAGTCTTTGTATGAAGACAATACCTTCATTATTAAGGGGTTCCTTTACTGCATCAATAACAGAATTAACTGTTGTATACTCACCAAACTGTGCTCTAGCATCCTTGATTGCGTGTTGTATATTTCTTTGTGCTTTGAGTAAAGCTTCTACTAAATTATTATTCATTGATTTCCTCTTTGTGTTTCATAGTATACAAATATAGTATAAAAATAAATTGAAAACAAGTATTTACATAAATATATTTTTAATGTTAATCTGTTGCTCTATGTCTGTAGAAAACATCACAAAGATTATTTACCTTAAAGTTACACCAACACAAAAACTAATTCTTTTTACTTTGGCTAATTGGTCAGACCAATATGGTCAAGCCTATCCATCACATGAGACACTAACCAAGGTTACTTGTTTGTCTTTGACTGCTGTCAAAGATAATTTAAAAAAGTTAAAAGATGCTGGCTATATTGATTGGGAAAAACGAAACAATACAAGCAATCTTTATACTCTAAAGGTGGGGTCGGCAGACGGCTATAGGGGGTCGGCAGACGGCTACAATACTAAAGCTAATACTAAAAAGGTATATATATTAGAGTTGGATAAAATAAATAACATCTTCAAAGAAAAAACTGACAAGGTTTTTTATCAGCACTCAGTTAATACATTCAAGGCTGTGCCAAGATGGAAAGAGCTTAGGGAGCTGGGGAGAAAAGGAATAACCTCACCAAAAACAAATAATAAAATAGATCTTACCAAAGAATCTTTTTGGGAGGCTTACTTTAGTATTGCAAATAGTGATGGTCATAGAAAATGGATTAGGTCTTATTGGGACAAAAAGCCAACACTTATGACAATGTTAGGTATGAATCAATTTGATGCAATTATTGAGAGAAGATATGGATAAGGAAATATTAGATCTTGAAGCTAATGTGATTGGCTCTATGTTGTTGAGCAGTAAGGCTTTCTTGCTTTCACAAGAAGATGGTCTTCTGCCAGAGCACTTCGATAATAAATCATATCAGAAAGCTTACGAGATAATGATAGATCAGCAAGCATCAGATATTGTAACGATCACACACAATCTCAAGAATAAAAACATGATAGCTGACATCAAAGAAGCTGGAGCTTACTGTATTTCTTCAGCTGGGATCAGAAGCTGGTTGAAACTTATGCATAAAAAAACAGCAAACAAAAAGTTATTAGTACTGGCAAAAAAAATACCGCAGATTGTAGAGCAAAACCTTACTACTGAAGAGAAGGTTGAAGAGGTCAACAACCTATTAGTAAATAACAAAATAACAAAAAATATCGGAGCACCTAGAGAAATTGGTGATGTGCTTGATTCAGTAAAAAAAGAACTACAAGATGCTGAAATGATATCTAAAAACCTTATACAAACAGGCTTTAAAAACATAGACAAAAGAATTAAAGGCTTTAAGTCTGGCGATCTTGTTGTTGTTGCTGGTCGCCCAGGCATGGGTAAAACCACATGGGCACTTAACATAGCAACAGCAAATGTCTTAAAAGGCAAAACGGTTCTGATATTTAGTCTTGAAATGACAAATGAACAGCTAATTAAAAAGATTATTAGTAGCCAATCAGACCTAACAATGGATGTTTTGATAGCTGGAGGGCTATCAGATAAGGAATGGAAAGAATTTGATCTGGTTAACAAAGAACTTAAAGAATCAAGCCTTTATGTGTATGACAGATCACCAATTACCATAGAAACACTTATAAACAAAACAAAAGCAATACAATCGGTAAAAGATATAGATCTCATTGTTGTTGATTACTTACAGCTTTTAATGACTACAAACAAAGCACCAAGTAATTCAGACAGTAGAACAGCATCAATGACATATATATCCAATCTTCTGAAGGGGCTGGCTAAAGATATAGGCTGTCCGTTAATCTCGTTATCTCAATTAAATCGGGGTGTGGAGGCGAGAACGGACAAGCGACCAGTCCTTTCAGATCTGCGTGATAGTGGCTCTATTGAACAAGATGCTGATATGGTAATTATGTTGTATAGACAAGAATATTATGATTCCATAGATACTGGGTCAGCAGAGGTTATAATTAGAAAGAATAGACTTGGAGAAATGGGAGAGTTTGAACTTGGTTTTGATGGGGCAAAATCAAAGTTTTACGATCCAGAGGATCACGCCTTCGGGGGGAGGAAAGAATATGGACAAATCTGAAAACTTTCATCAACAGCTCAGAGATATTATTCCTGATATTGCAGAAGCTAGAATTAAGATTGGTCAGTTTGAGTCCAACTTAAAAAAAGTTTTTTGGAAAGAGTTGTGTAAGGCTAAAGAAGATGGAGAGCGTAGCTATAATGCTCAAAAATCTAAAGCAGAAGCGTCTGAGGACTATTCTAAGGCGTTTTATCAGCTTGTTAGTGCTAAGGCTAGGCTCGACCAATTAAACACTGAGAAGACCGCTGTTGATATGCAGTTTGAGGAGTGGAGAACTAAAATGGCAAACTTAAGAATGGAGAGGAGTAGATATGGAGCGTGATAAATTTAGTGAATTTGTTTCGCATATGCACATGAGACATATGCAAGAAACACCAAAAGAAACAAACTATAAAGAGTTTGGAAAACCTTATGAAGAATATGTATTATCTAATTTAGATTTTTTACAACAAGAATATGAAAGGCAGAAATCCAACCAAGCAAGAAAAAGACTGGATGAATTTAATATCCCAGGAGGGTTGCGTAGTATGTAGACTGTACTACGACTGCTACACACCATGCGAAATTCACCATATCAATGGCAAAACCAAACCAGATGCACATCTAGAAACAATAGGATTGTGCTTTCCACACCACCGACAAGGAGAAAATAATGAAAGATTCGTTTCGAGACATCCTTTCAAAGCAGAGTTCATCAGAAGATATGGAACAGAAGAAGAGCTCCTCAGAAAGCTTAGAGAGATCGTCCAAGACAGCACTACATAAACAGGTAGGTGGCAGTCATTACAAAAATATGCCTATACAGGTTGTTGAGTTCTGTCAGTTAAATAACTTAAACACCTGTGAGTCTAATGTTATAAAATATATTGTAAGACACAGGCTCAAGGGTGGTGTTGAAGATGTAAATAAGGCAATACACTATGCAGAGCTACTAAAACAGTTAGAGTATTCCGCAGATGAAACACAAGAAGAATGGACAGATTGATAATCTTAGATACTCACACAACATAAGCCTACTTAAAACCCATAAAGAACGCATGGATTATATGTCTGACATAGATCCAAAGTGGCATGATCTTATCTATTTAACTGCTATGCAGATGGGTTTAGCCAAGACTATTGCCAGCCTGCCCACTCGGGAGGAAAGAAAAAAGGCATGGCAAGAGCTACCAGATCACAACAAAACATTGGAAGGCATGAAAAATATGGTATATCATAGGGTAGTTAAACTTTTTGGAGGACATAATGGCAAAAGGAGTTAAACACTACAAGAAAGATGGCAGTCTTCATAAAGGGGCATCACACAAAATGTCCAACGGTCATCTGCACTCTGGTAAAACACACACCAAATCTAGCGTAAGGCTCTTTCATTACGGTCAACTATCCAAAAAAGCACAAATGAAAGCAAAATCTCAATGGAGGAAATAATATGCCAAGTGGTAAAGGAACTTACGGAAGCAAAATGGGGAGACCCGCAAAGAAAAAAAAGAAAAAGCCAAGCAAAAAAGGCAAAATGAAGAGATATTAAAATGCCTGGTAAACATAAGTTAACACCAAAGCAACTCTTTATAGCTAGAATGGCACCGCCTTTTAACAAGATCACAGGTGCTGACTTTAAAAAGCTTAGGAGTCAAAAGCGTGGCAAAAAAAAGTAAAAAGAAATCTACTAAGTCAAAGATACCTAGTAATGTAGTCAACAAGGCACTATATTCTAGGGTCAAAGCTGAAGCCAAAAGAAAGTTTAAGGTCTTTCCTTCTGCTTATGCTTCAGGATGGCTGGTGCGAACTTATAAAAAAAGGGGGGGAACATACAGATGAAATACTTACACAAACTATGGGACTGGCTTAAATCAGCTTGTTTATGGGTATGGCATAAGCTTGTAGCTGTTTGGCATTGGCTTGTTGGTCTAGTTAACAAAGATGGCTAAACCTACTGGAGGTCTCACCGCTTGGTTCGGGAAAGGAAAGAAAGGAGACTGGGTAGACATATCTGCACCCAAAAAGAAAGGTCGTTTTCAACCATGCGGTAGAAAGTCTGCATCTAAAAGCAAAAGAGGATATCCAAAGTGTGTCCCAAGATCCAAAGCAAACTCTATGACCAAAGCACAAATCAAGTCTGCTGTGCGTAGAAAAAGAGCTGTCAAGCAAGGTGTAGGTGGAAAACCAACAAATGTTCGGACTATAATTAGAAAGAAAAGGAAGACCCGTGGCAAGAAAAAAAGCTAAATCTATACCTAGAACCACCAAAGGCAAAGGTGCTAACTACAGACCCACTAAGTCTGGTGCTGGCATGACTGCTAAAGGTGTGCGTGCTTATCGTAAGGCAAACCCAGGATCTAAGCTCAAGACTGCTGTCACGGGGAAAGTAAAAAAAGGGAGCAAGGCTGCAAAAAGGCGTAAGTCATTCTGTGCTAGATCTGCTGGACAAATGAAGAAGTTTCCCAAGGCAGCAAAGAACCCTAACTCAAGACTAAGACAAGCAAGGAGAAGGTGGAAATGTTAAGCAAGAAAGAAGAACTTATGACTAGGTTTGTACAAAAAGGACATGATAGAGTCGTGCTTAAATGGATACCCAAGAACCCATATGGTAAACGCAACAAAAACAGTGGTTGGATCTACAAGCTTGCTGGTGATCTTGAATGGCACAAACTAGGCAACAATTTTGAAGATGCCTTAAAAGAAATTGAGTATATTTAAAATGTTTTTTAGAAAATCAGAGCCACAAATAACAAAAGAAGGTATTGAGCTTATAAAGTATTTCGAGGGATGTCCCACAGACTCTGAAGGTAATGCAGTTGCTTATCGTTGCCAGGCTAATAAAAAAACCATAGGGTTTGGCAGTTTATATCTTAAAGACGGCACTAAAGTAGAGGATGGCATGAAAATTACTATGCAAGAAGCAGAAGATCTGCTTGCACACGAACTCAAAAAGTATGAGAAATATGTAAACAGCTATGTGGAAGTAGACCTTAACTCAGATCAATTTTCGTCTTGTGTTGCTCTTTGTTTTAACATAGGTGGAAATGCGTTTGCATCCTCCTCAGCCTTAAAAAGAATAAACGCCAAGGAGTGGGCTGATGTTCCAGAAAAAATAAAACTATGGAATAAAGTAACTGTTGATGGCGAAAAGGTGGTATCAGACGGCTTGGTGGCTAGAAGAGAAGCGGAGGCTCTGCTCTTCCAGTCCAAACCGTGGAGGTAACTGGGGGAAAAAGAAAAAAATCACATATTCTTTAAAATGTGTGCAATAACATCTACTGTCCAACCATTACCCAACATCTTATATCTCTGTGTATTAGAAACACCATCAGTATAATTATCTGGAACAGTCTGAAGTCTCTCACACTCTAGAGGTGTAAGCTTTCTCCAATAGACATCATTTTTTGTCAGCACATTATCTTTCTGAACTGTGGATAAGTTGTTAGTCTTTTGGTCTCTTCTAAGTTCAAGCATCTGTGTAGTCTTACCAGCTACTGAACCTTTATGATCTTGTCTGACACCATCAACTTTATATCTGCCAACCATTCTGCCACAAGCCACTTTTGGTTCTCTGTTGCCACCACCCATAGTATTTAGAGTTGGTGCTTTACCTTCTGGACTATAAACTCTTTTCAAAATGTCATGTCCATTGATATCAACAGCCGTGCCTATTTGAATTAGTTTATCTGCATTACCATGTGTAAGAGTGGGCGACTTTCCTTCATCACTATAAACCCTTTGTTTAGTTTCATAGACACCATCTTTGATCTCAAACTCCATGATCTGCTTATCAAAAGCATCTGTTGTTATTCCTAAAACTTCTTTTAATTTATACCAAACATCATCACTTGGTATTGCAAAACTGCTATCAGTTCTAAACCAATGCTCTACTTTTGTAAGTGGCATGTCAGTTTCTATTGCTATCGTTTTGTTTGTTTTGCCAGAATAAGTTTTAAAAACCCTCAATAAATGCTGTAAGTTTGGTATATCAACTTTATGCTTTCTAACTTTTACTTTTTCAATAAGTTTTCCAACTTGTTGTGGTCTTCCTTTGTTATCACAAGCAAGATAATCTCCCTGTCTACCATTTTTGACATATTCCATTGCTGATAAATTACTAGCCTTTTCTTTAGTTTGATCTATCATGCAGTTTCTCTCCCCATTTCTTTTAACAAACTTGTCAGACATTTTTGTAAATTTCTGGGGTTCTTTCTCTAAAATATCTTTTAAAACTATGCCCTTGTCTTTTGGTTGTGTTATGCCCTCAATGTTTGTCCAATAAAGCCTCTGCCTCGACTGGGCGGAAAGAAGAGAAGAATTAATCAAGATAGGCTCAATACCAAATAAAATCTCTGGATAACACTTTGACACTTGTTCTGATATCACATCAATAAACTCTTTCTTCATTCTTACATTTTCTAATAAGAAGTATTTAGGTTTTATTTCTTTAAGTAGTCTAATAAACTCAAAGAACAATGCTGATCTAGGATCATCAAAAGCTAATTGTTTGCCAGCAAAACTAAAGCCCTGACAAGGAGATCCAGCTAATATTAGATCGACATCTTTAAAATCTTCTGCTTTTAATTTGGTAATATCTCCTACCTGGACTGTTTCTGGATAGTTTTTTTGTGTGATTTCAATAGCATATTTATCAATCTCACTCGCATAATAAGTGTCGACAGATACTCCTAATTTATTAAGAGCAATCTGCCCACAACTCATACCATCAAATAATGATAAGACCTTCACTTCTCAACAATTTCTGCTAAATTATCATCAGCGTTAATAAGATCATCTGTAAAGTTAGACACTAACTCTTTGATTTTAGGTGTCAATTCTCCTCCGTGATCTAAGATAGCGTTGTAAATTCTGTCCCTCAATGTGTCATTCATAGTCCTAATATTTCTCCAGTTATACATTTTCTCATATAGTCTTTTGTCCATTTAAAATCTTTAAACAAAAAAGATTCCTGGATCTCACCATAGCTATCATACAGATCATATAAATCTACAGATGGCTCTCCTTTTTCTTTTACAAAAAGATAGTTTCCGATTTTCGCCACTTTGTTTATATCAGAACTTTCTAACATATGACCTCTGTTTCCTAACCATTGTACTGCATCATCAATTTTCACCTTCCACCTCCTATAATTGCCTTGATGAGTAGAAGTCATCCCAAAACTCATCAATACTAAGACGCATTTTTATTGGATCTTTATGTGTTGATAGTTTTATTGATGGAACACCCTCATATTTATCTACTGCGACAAGATCGCACTTGTTAAATTTGTGCCAACCACCACCCCATTTAGGGATGGTTTGGGTTTTGTTTGTTTTCCAATTCATACTTCCTCCGTGCCTATAACATTGCCGTCAATATCAGTTTCTATTAAAGTGCCGTAAGTTTTACTGCCAGCAATTCCAAAAAACTTTTCAGCTACATCTTCTGAGCAAAGTTGTAAATTATTGCCATCCTCTTTATCTAAGTTTTTGATAATAAAAGGATGTTTCTTAGCCCTTGGTCTATAACCATATAAAACAAAGTTATTGGCATTAATTTTAGCTACTTTTTCATTATCTAATGACATAACATAAGACTGAGTTTCTCTCCACTCCATCTCTCTCTTTAGTTCTTTTTCCTCAACAGATAAACTATTTTCAAAAGAAATTCTAAAGCCGTTAAATTTGACACTATCTTCATCATAAGTAGAACTTCCAAGTTCAAATTTGAAGCCCATATTTTTTAAAGGTTCTGTCAAAATAACTTCTAATTCTTCTCTTAACATTTTTATGTTTTTTTTGTTCATATTGCTCATGCTGTCACCTCATAATAATCATCATGTAGATCTATCGTAATGTTTCCACCTAATGCCATCCTTTCTAATTGGTCATTAGTAAGATTGACATTTATAGCAAAATCATCACGGCTGACACAATAGGCATCTTCCCACACATTCTCGTTATGCTTGGGATTGTATCCACTCGCATAAACAACAGTTCCATTTGCTGTACCGCTTTTTTTAGAGTCGTAAGCCTCCATTAAATAGATACCATCATCTTTAACAAGATAAAAAGATTTATCTGTTGTGTATTTATCACGATAAGCAATTTTAAAATTACTATTGGTTATTGTTTCTTTAGCCAATTTGACTAAAGCCTTATTAGAATTAAATTTTAATTTAGACATATTCCCTCCTATTGTTTATATGTTCTAGACTTTCTCAGCCCCCCCATTTGGGGGGAAAAAGAAAGTTTCGCAAAATCATTGCTCATCAGTAGAACTATTATCATTCTGATCTAATATCTTGTTTTGTGCTTCTTCCACCGCATCATAAAATCTCTGCAACAGAGATCCACATAAACGACCACCAGAGCCCCCATTCCTAACTCTAATAACATAGTCAATTAATTCATTATTAAGCTTTTTAGCTTTTCTTAATTGTTCACTAAGTCCATATATAAGCTCTCTAGCCGTTGCTGTGTCTGAGTAATCGTATTCAGTTGCTTTATCTAAATTCATATTTAACCTCCCCCCAAAATGACATCATCAAACCATTTATATTGATGTTTATTTATCATAAGCCGTTCAAACTTTGTTCTATATGATAGGCAATGATAATAATTTTCATTTGGGTTATCTGTTACTATCAATTTAGACACATGCCATTGATCATCTTTAAATAAATATATATATTCAGCAAATATATCTTTTTGAAAGTATTTCATAAATGTATATTCATTTGGAAAATGTTTTGATTTTGTGTCTTCTCCTCTCCATGAGTTATAAAAACGACTCTGTTTAATAGTAGGTTTTAAAACAGAACAATCGTTTTCATTAATTATTGATGATGCTTTGTCAAAGTTGTTGTAATGTTTTTTAAGCATTACACCAAGATATTTTATATAGCCATCTGAATGACAATAAACGCTTTTTATTGATCCGTCAGCGTTTTCAATTGCTATCTCTGATCTTGTAGCCATTTTTATATCCCTCCGTTGTATTGTGCGATCTCTTTAACAAACTCTTGATCTTCATGATGCATATCATCAATTTGATCTAAAAGCTCTTGATATGATCCCTCATATCCCTCGTATGGTGTCGTATAAAAGCTGTAAAGCTTCCCAGACTCCTCATTAAGCATAGCTACTTGATACTCTGAATTTGTGAGGAATACATAACCAGAGTTCATATTGAACCCAACCTTAATTCCATCATCATCAAAGTCATCTGGTAAACCTTTGCCAATTGCTGTCAAAAGTTTACCCGCTTCTTTAAGTTCTCTATATCCGAACTTTCCTAAATCTTCTGTATAACCACTCATATAACCTCCATTAATTAAGTAATTAAATGTATACATTACATGACATATGAACAGAATGCAAGAATTAAATAGTAAAAAGATTTAATTAATTTAAGATCTCTAATTTATAACAATTCCTGGATCCTACCTGGTCGAATTGGGGAAAAGAAAAAAGAAGGCAACAACCAAAGCAACTACACTTATAAAGCATAGATATATATAATAAGAAGAGACATAAAGAGAGGTTATTAATTATGAGTATTAAAGGTAAACCATTAAATCAAAGATACGCTGAATTTGTTCAGCATTTTATGAGGACAAAGAACGCAACAGAGTCCGCCAAACTGTGCGGATATTCTGAAAGGTCGGCTTCTAATATTGCGTATCGATTGATGAGAAAAGATGAGATAAAAAAAATGATTGCATTTGAGCAAGAAAAGACCCAAGAAAGGCATTTAAAAGAGCATGAGGACATCATAGAACGCTTAAAAGAGGAAGCATTAGGTGATGTAGTCGGTCATACTGGTGGATCTCGTATAAAAGCACTAGAACTATTAATGAAATATTACGGAATGATTGACGAAAAACAAAAGCTTGAAGTAAATATGAAAGAAAGCGGATGGTTTGAAAGCTTAGATTTCCTGGATAAAGAATCACTTAATTAACGTGATACTTTAAAAAGCTCAATATATGCATAAACAAAGGCACACAGACAAAAAGGGGGGAGTGCTGGACACGGCTACACCTATATATATATACCCTATATACCCCTATGACCTTAAGGGGGGTATGTAATTTTGGAAGTCCAAATTGAAAAAAATAAAATTTCAAAAATTATAAAAACCTTCAAAACGAATCTGCCTCTTTATGCAGAACATTGTTTAAAAATCATAGACAAACAAGGTAATTTAATTGACTTCAAATTCAACGAAGCACAAAGATTATTAGACGAGATGATTAATGAGCAATATTCTCATCATGGTAGGGTGAGAATGCTCATCTTAAAGAGTCGTCAGACGGGTATTTCTACCTATTGTCAGGCACGAGGTTTTTGGAAGACAAATACTGAGCAGAATCAGAATGCTGTAGTAGTGTCGCACTTGAATGAATCAACCAAAGCTA